CCCGAGGCTGCCGCGGACATAGGACGTCAGGCCTGAGCCGGCCTGAGGATCCCAGCCGAGGTGCACGTCGTACTGGATGCCTGCCACCTCCCGGCGTAACAGCTCGAAGCTGTAGTGGATCGATCCGACGTCACAGGTGAAAGGATCGCCTGAGGTGCTGTGATGGTCGACGTAGACCTGGCCGCCGGACACGTCGAGATACTTGTTCTCCAGCTTCGACAGGGCGATCTTGGCCGCCTGTTGGCTGTGCTCGTCGCGGTAGTAGCCTATTCCAGGGATGGAAGGGTTAGGCACCCCGCCGTCGTCCTTTAGTCTCAAAGCGGTCTGCGGGTCGTTCCGGTAGACGTACCACACACCGTAAGGGAACGGCGCCGACCAATGGATTGCACTAACTGTTTCAGCCCACAGCGGACCCATCTCATTCAACGCTGCCCGACATTTTGCGTCGAACCGGCTGTAAAGGACGTTCAGGTTGTAGGCCGTGAACATCTTGTCTTTCCTGTCGGTAGCGTAGGGCATGGTCAGTAGAACCAGGACTCCTCGGAGGTCTGCACCGTTGTCGACATCACCGGGGTCTTTAGAGTCGTGCCGTTGGCGTTCTGCTCGACCCGTTGGCCAGGCCCGGCGATGAGCTGGACCCGTCGCACGGCCTCGATGAGCTGGTTAATAGCCCGGGCATGGTCTGCCTTAAGGCCGGTCTCGGCCAGTTTGGAGGGCAGTTGAATGGCCATGGCTGGTTAGATCTCGCAGAACTGGGCGAAGATCTTTACGGAGCTGTTGCTGGCTTTGACGTACATCGTAGCGTCGACCCACGGGATCAGGATGAACTGCCCGGCTGGGATCTGGAACGAGTACGGTGAGGAAGGCCCGATAGAGACCGGGTTGACCAAGTCCAGGTTGACCACCAGGAGGCGATAGGGTGTAGACAGATCAGCGGTGAGGTCCAGAACCTCGTCGCTAGTGCCGACCACCTGGGTCTGCTGCCCCATGTCGGTGCCGGTCATGTTGGCAATCGCGCTGTAGGACAGTGAGTTGATTACGGCGCCGCCCTTGGAGGCGTAAAGCCGCGCGGACATCTCGACTTCGTTTGCCATAGGGTTGGTGCGTTAAATCTCGCAGAAGGTGGCCTGGATGGTCACCGCGGAGGTGTTGGCAATCAGGTAGAGGTTCGTGTTGATGTACGGGATCAGCATGGTCTCGCCTGCCGGTAAGCGCATCGTGCCGGCACCCGCGGCGAAGCCAGAGGTGAACGACAGCTCGACGTAGTTGGTCGAGTCTAGGTTGGAGATCAGCACCTTGTAGGGGCTGGTCACGTCGACAGGAACGTCTAGGGTCTCAGAAGATGCGGTGCCGATGGCCTGAGTCTGGCTGCCCATGTCGGTGCCGACCATGGTGGCGCTCTTGGTGTAGGTGACCGAGGGTAGGTAAGCGCCGTTTTTAGAGGCGTACAACCGGGCCGTCATTTGGATTTCGTCTGCCATAGTGTGTGTTTTTTAAAGGTTACTCAGAAGAACGGGTAAATCAGTGTGTCGTAAGGTGCGAAAGTCCAGGCGATGACCTGCTCAACCTGGTTGGTTTTGTTGACCAGGCTAGTCGAGAAGTTGGTCTGCTTCCAGCCCCACACGGTGCCGAAGGGTGCTAATATTTGCCCCGTGGCCGGATCGGTTGGAACTCTAGGAAGCATTCTCGTCACTGCAAATGGCAGGTTCCAATTTACAGCAAACGATTCGGGCGTGTAGACAGGCGGGATTCCGTTGGGAACTTGAGGCAGGCCTAGGTTGCCGGAGAAAGTGGCTATCCTGGTCAGACTGACTCGAGCAATCGGAAAGGTGTCCTGGCCTCGGTAGAGCATCTGCCAGACTTTGTTAGCCATCGGATAACGCGCTGGGTCTGCAAGGTTAGTGTCTTTTGTAGATAGAACCTCACCGTTCTTTGCTGTTGATTCAATGATGAACTTGTAGAGGTTTGGATTACCCGTGCTGTTGGCCTCCCGGTCGACCGCCGGTAGAGCAAACACCGAGACATCGAGGTAGTCGGTGCGGAACTCGTAGCGGATGTCTGCTATTTCTCCAGGCAGCGGTGCCGACTGGTCTTGGATTGGTGTACCTGGGTCGTAGGAGTTGCCGCCGATTGTTACGGTGGCCTCGGAATACGGGCCGTCCTCGCGGATGCTGTACTTGGCGCCCAGGGCCACCCATTGGGCCGATGCGATGCGGAGGGTGTCCTTGTCGCCGCGGAAAACTAACTGCACCACCCGGCCGCTGCCGTTATTGTCGTAGGCGCGGCTGACCTCGATGTACTCGAAGTTATTTGGGTTTGGTAATCCTTGAAGCGTTGCCATGTTATTCGACAGCCTGAGCTGTTCTGCCGGTGTTTACTCGGATTGCACGGGTCTCGTTGGTCTGGATCTTGATTTGACCCACAAGGGTGTTAACCCATCCAGGAGGCGCTTCCGTTGAGAACATTGAGGTCTCGCGTTTTACCCTGCTGTCTATTGTGCCAATGGTTCCGCGTTGGATCGGTAATGCCTCGAAACTTCTGTTAACGTCCTCAGGTGATGCAAACGCTTCTTGAAAGCTGGCTTTTAGAATTGATCCCTTGCCTCCCAGTGTTTGGAAAAAGCCAAGTAATCCATCTTCCATTGTCTCAGCATCTTTAGCAGCACGCTCAACTGCGTCTGCAAAGAAGTTGATCTCAGGCACTGCTGAAAGAATAATTGTGCGCTTTATCTCGTCGAATCGATCAGCCAATTTTCCAATAGAATCGATTTGCTCTTTTGAGATTAGATTGATCGGGCCGATCTCCTTGATCTTGGCCATAGCACCCGCGGCCTTGAATGCCTTCTCGCCTAGGATCGCAATCATAGCTGCCTGTGTCTGTGCGCTGCTGCCTGCATCCTTGTGGGCCTGGCCCATCCTCGAGATCAGGTCGATGTTCGAGATGCTCTTGTCGTTAAGTTCAGCGACTGAAAAGCCAAGCGCTTGGAAGTATTCCCGGGCTTTGCCTCCCTCCTCAATAGCCTTGAGGCGCTCCTGGCCGACCGCTGTGATCGACTTGGCCATGGCCTCGAAGGAAACACCCGTCTGGCCTGCCAGCACCTGGAGGCGCTGGACGTCGTCGGTGCTGATGTTGAGTTGCTCGGACAAGTCCCCAATGGCGTCGACTGTCTCGACCACCTTCGAGGCAAAGGCGCCAATGGCAGCAACAGACAGTGCAGCGCCCAACTGCATCCCGACCGATGACCGGAACTTGTCGGTCACGCTCGAGGCTCGTTTAAGGCCGCTTTCGTAGGCCGAACCGTCGAGGCCGAGCTTTGCAATAAGTGAGAAAATGGCCATTTGTTAGTTCCTTACCGTCTGCTGTTCTTGACCCAGGCGCCAGAGGGCATCGTTCTTATCGTTCCACAGCTCGACCTGACCGTGCATTTCTGCATTGGTCAGGAAGAACCTTTCGGCATCGGTCACCGGCATATTTAGAACCGTCTCCTCGGTAAATCCAATGTCGACCAGGCCAACCAGCAGCCTTTCGGGCCAGGGCATGGCCGCCTCCCTGGATCTTGCACCCGGCTGCCGTAGAACTTCTGGGCAGTCGGGTTTGTCTCCAATCCACTCCTGGAGGATTTGGCATTCCTTGACCAGGTCGGACTTGCTGACCTTCTTGCGCATCAGCCGGAGCGGCACCCACCGGAACACCGAGGCCATGGTTTTGATCGACTCCTCGGCGGATTGGCTGCACACGACAACAGCCTCGACCAGGTCGTTTGCACTGGCCCGGCCGCCGCTGACGAATGGGGATCCTAGACGGTGCAGCAGGATGGCATGGCCGACAGTAAAGGGCACCATGCGGAGCCCGATCACCATCGGACAGGGCTTGGCTGTAGCGCTTAGGATGGCGGCCAGGCTGCTCACACGTTTAGGGCGACAGCGGCGCCGGCGGTCAGGTTCTTGAATTTCTTGACCGTGATCGACACCATGGCTTTGCCGCTCTGGGTCATTTTGACCGATCCCCCGCCGCCGTAGATGAACCGGCCACCGCTCGCTATGTCGTCGGTGTTCAGGATGTCGGTCTTGCCCATCATGTTGATTGCGGGAGCGCCGCTGATTTTGACCGTGGCATTCACCGGGCCAAGTGAGCAAAACGCCAGGGCGGCGGCAGCATTGGCTCCGGCAGGAATTAGGTTCAGGTTAAGAGTCACCCGTTCATTGTATCCAATATGACCAACCACCTCGCCAGCGCTGTTTCGCACCTCTTCAGTGTCAGCATCATGAGTCAGATCGTAGCTTTCAATCTGAGCAAGGCTGCTAAAAATTGCTGTGGTGTTGTCGCTTGAATACATGGTCACCGAAGCCGGTGAACCAAATTGGTATGCGAGTCCTTGTGAATTAGCCATGTGTGTGGGTGGTTAGGTGGTTGCCGAACAGTAGAGGGTGAATGTCCTGGTGAACGTCCTGGACCGATTAGAGATTGAGGATGCACCAAAGTCCAGAGGGGCGGCGAATTGCGCCGTAAATGGGCCGCTTGCGTCGTTTGCTGCGGCATTTAGGGCAGAGGCCCCGGTGTCGTCGAAGAGCGGCAGAATCAGGTTGTCGAGCACCTGGACGGTGGTCAGCACAGCAGCCTCGTCGGTGTCGTCGGCCGATAGCTGTAGCTCGACGGCGATCTCGATCTCACAGGTTAAGTCGGTGCGCTGCATTGGCCTGGCCGAATTGGTCGAGACAACCAGGCGCGGGAAGTTGGGCATGACGTCCTGGTCGTCGGGGTCGTCGTAGAGGCCGCGGCTGTAGGACGTGAGGCAGGTCGGTGTGCCGGCGCCGGAGGCCGACCAGTTGGCTGCTGCCAGGTAGTCAGCGACTGCAAGTTCAGCTCTTAGGGCTACGGCGTTCATTTGATTGAGATTCCGTTGTCTTCAAGAACCTTGCCGTTAGCCAGGAGGGCCTCGGTCATGTGGTTGACCATCTCCGTCGTCTCGTCGTCGAAAGCCTTCTGCATGGCCGTGTTGTAGATGCCGGCCACCCGGTTGTATTGGTTGTCGGCCACACCGGCGGTCATTACCACCGAGGCTGTCGGGTTAAAGCCTGGGACAGCCTGAAATCCTCGGGCCTTGGTGCCCTTGTGCGTGGCGACGTTCTCTTCGTTGAGGCCGTACTGGTTAGCAAGTGAGATGAGGGCGCCGTTGGTCTGCTTGGGTGCCTTGTAGCCCGGGGGCTTAGATAGCGGCTTCCACTTGGCGCTCTGAAACTGGCTGAAGCCCTTGTTGTACACTCGGATCATCTTCACCACACCCGAGCGTAGATAACCGACTGACCCGATTGCCTTCCGCATCAGGGCCGAGGCTGCTGCCTTCATCTCTTCGCCATAGAGGCCGCGGCGACCGCCCTTGGCCTCCTTCGACTGAGCGATGAGATGCACCCGGCGAAGGATGCGGGATTTACCGACGCGCTTGCCGGTCTTCTTAGACTTCCGGTTGATGTCACCGACAGGCGTCCCAAGGTAGTCAGCGATCCTCCGGCGCTCCTGGCCTGGGCTCTTGGGCGGCACCAGGACAAACAGCCGAACCATCAGGTAGAAGAACCGGCTGTTGATGGCCTTGTGAAGATCGCGCGATGTCGTCAGCAGATACTGCTTCATAGCAGCGTCGAACTTACTCGAGTCGACCGTCATATTAACAACGGGCCTCACTTGGTCTTAGCCCCCAGTTCCAGGTTGTAGTAGGCGCCGGAGGCATCAACACGGCAGGACAGGATGCGGAGGGTGCGGCCTTGATAGACCAGAGTCCTACCAACCACCGGCCTCGGCTTGCAGAAGGTCAGGGCGATGCGGTCGCTGTTCTCCTGAAGGATGAACTGGCCGTCCTCCTTGAGTAGCCTGGAGAAGGTCGCGCCCTGGTCGAGCGTGTAGAGCGTCGAGTCCATCGAGACCAGGGTGCTGTCGCAGGTCTTCCAGTCGGAGAACATGACCAGGATCCTCGATGTCACGTTGTCCTGGAACCCACCGGAGATGGGCACGTTGGCATCGTTGACCGCTGCAGGGATGCACCGGATCGACGTCCCCTGCCAGATGAACATCGGCGCCCCAAGCATTTGCTGGAGCACCGCCATGCCCTGCTGGAGACTGGATCCGATGGTGGTCATTAGGCGGTAAAGTAAGTGCCGGAGACTATGAGCCGGCTGGTGGCCTGGAGATGGGGGGCTAGGCTATCGGCGGCTCCATTCTCAAAGTGCGACAGCTCGAGGTAGCTGGTGCCGGCGATTAGCCTGGCGATGATGGCGGTCTTGGATTGGTTGGTGGCATTGGTCAGCCACACCGCGGCGGCGGCCTCGTAGGTCACGGCATCAGGCAGCGACAGCCGGAGGTTGCCTGTGGCGGATCCGGTCACAGAGTTGACGGTGACGTCCGCGGTGAAGGTACTAACACATCCGATGGTGGTGTGTCGGGCGGTGTTGGTGGTGATGGCGAAGGTGCGGCCACCGCCGGAGTCGATGAGGGTCGGCACCCAGGTCGTCGGTGTGACCAACGGCAGGGCGGCATACAGCTCGTCGAAGTTGTCGTTTATCTTCTCGCCGGCGCCGCGGAGGGTGTCCCCAGTGTTGTCGTTGG